TAATCCTGTGCCATATTTATAATAGTTCCCTGTAAACTAACTTCCCCATGGTGATAACTTGTGTGTTCCGAGATATATCCGGAAAGTTGCGCTACTTTCATATCTTTGTAAAGCCCCTTTTTAATACAGCCATAAAGAACCTTTCGCTGAGATGGTTTGAAACCGTCCATCAAGTTGGGGATACTTCTTTCGAGGTCAGCAATTGAAAAGTTTATAAGTTCATGATTTACAAATTGCGATATCGTTTGTTTCAAAATTGTAAAATCGAGGCTGTTATTTTTTCCAGTATTTTCCTTAATCCATTCCTTACGATTGTCTTCAAACCCCTTTTTAAATGCTTTGATAAGGTCATTGTCTGTAAAGTTGTCGTAATTATAAATAACTGTTTGTTTTGAAAGATTTGTAAAATATTCCTTTGCTTCCTTTGAGGTACTTGTACCCAATCCCTTGTAGTACTTGATATTCCACAAACATGTATTAGTTTTATTTTTCCAATCTGTAAAAGAACCCTGGTTATAAAAAGAAAGACTCGTCGGACCCTTGTTAACTTTAACGATGGGTGTTATAATACTGGAAATAAAAGAATCAATTTTTAAAAGACTTGGCCAAAAGGAATGGATAAAATTAATAATAAGACCCTTGATGTGAGAACCATCATTATCGGCATCTGTAAAAATCATTATTCCACCATACCGCAAAGATTTTGTATCGCGATATTCCTTACCTTGCTGCAGACCCAATATTTTTTTAAGATTATTGATTTCTTCATTTTTGAGAAGTTGCGCTGGAGTTGCATCACGAACATTTAACAACTTACCACGAAGTGGGAAGACACCATAGTAGTCCCTTCCAATAACGGATAAACCAGCAACAGCAGATGCTTTGGCAGAGTCTCCCTCAGTAAGAATGAGTTTACAACGATGTCCCTCATTACCACCTGCTTTGTTGGCATCATCCAATTTGGGGATACCGGTAAGACGAAATTGTTTTTTACCATCTGTTTTGGAAAGACTTTTAGCCTCCTTGGCTTTGGCGATATCGACGACATTTGCAGTAATACCGAGTTTGTCAATTTTTTTGATGATATCTTCGTTGAGTATAGCAGTACTTCCAAATTTACTGGCTTTGGTAACATGTTGCTCCTTAGTTTGACTGCTGAAAGTGGGGTTTTCGATAAAACAATTGACAAAAATAAGAACGTTGTCTTTTATATAACTTGGGCGAATAACAATATCCTTATGTTTCTTTTCAAGCTGTTCCTTGAGTTTATAAATAATTTGATTTATAATGTAGTCGACGTGGGTACCTCCTTCAGATGTACTAATTCCATTTACAAAAGAAACTTGAGTAAATTTATCATACGGATTTAAGGCTACAACAATTTCCCAACGGTCATTAAGTTTTTCATATACTTTTTGATTTTTTCCAATAAATAAGCTAACATAGTCTTCAAAATTTTTAACCGGTATTTTTTCATTTTGAAATGATACACAAACGCGTTTATTTGTAATAGCAGAACCTTCATAAACCCTCGTTCTAAAAACTTCCAAGTTATAAGTACCAAAACGAGAATAGTCTGGTAAAAATGTTATTTTTGTAAATGATTTTTTCTTTGAGTCCTTGACAACAGCTTTCCCAACAACACTCATGTTATTTTCCCATGTTTGGGTGTAATATTTTGTACCATCTGCTATTTCAACTGTAAAACGTTTTGAAAATGCATTTGTAAGCTTTGCTCCATAACCATTCAATCCACCCACTGTTCTTGCCTCGGTGTCGTCGTAATTAGAAGATGTATGAAATTCACCAAAAATTATTTCAGGAACATAACGTTTTAATTCTTTGTGAATTTCTACTGGAATACCGAGACCATCATTAAAAATTGTTATTTCACCCTCTGGAGATACATCAACTTCAATTTTCTTAAGGGTTTCATCCCTCTGAGAATGGTCAGTTGCATTGGTAAATATCTCATCAAATATTTTATAAAGTCCTGGGTTATAAGTCGTTTGTTTAAATTTCATTTGTCCATTTTCAAAAACCCAGCGGTCAGTTGTTAATGTATCAATATCACCAATATACATACCTGGGCGATGGAGTACATGTTCAAGTTGAGTTTTTTTCTGATACGTTTCCTCAATTGTCTTTTTTGGCGGCATTTTTGCTTTTTTCCTGATAGTATATACAGCCAGGTCCTTAAATAGTTTACAATTTGTAATTTTTTTAATTATGTGCAAACTCAATTATATCTTTAGAATAGCGTGGTCCACTATACATTTTACCATTGGCTTTCATAATTGTTGGAAATCCCCTGACCGAATATTTTCTGAGGAGTTCAATTGTATCGGGGTCATCTGAATTAAATAACATTACTTTACCATTTCCTTGTTCACTTGCAGTTGTAAATTCTGACATGGAATTTTTACAATGTCCACACCATGGGGCATAAAATATTAAAACAGTATCATCTGTTATAGATTCAAATTTAGATGTAGATGGTGTATTTCCACTCTTAGATTCTGTAAATTTACTTTTACATATACCTATTATTATAGTTAAAAACAGTAAACAAATACCAATTAATAGAAATTTTTTCATTTTATATCAATTATTATTATTTTTTTTACAAAATATAATTTTACTTTAAGTTTTAAACATAATATTTCTAAAAGAATGCCTCGTCCACAGAAATTTGACGATGCTCCATTGGAGAAGGTTGTTTATAGTGGTAAATTTTTCTTTTATAATACACCCGATTGGAATGTTTTATTTCCAATTGTAAATATTATCCGTCTTTTGAGGGAACATTCTGTAATAACATATCGTCATGGAAAAAATCAAAACAATATACGATTGTATGGAAATCAATACAACCACCGTGTATTTGGTTTTGAATTAAAAAGTAAAAAAGATTATCTTGAAAATTTTAGAAACGTGCGTTGTATTTATATATTTGCAGATACAAATGATAATATTGCAACAAGTATTTTAAATATGGCAAAACAAAATAAAATACCTACAGTTTGTTATTCTAATTTGGACCAGTTTTATCATTTTTATGAGCATGAAACGGGTATTGTTGAAAAAATAAAAGAACCCCAAAATATAATTGATAAAATGTATCTTTTATTTGAAAAAAAGGAAGTTGAAAAATTAAATAAGCTTTTTCCAGAATTTGATATTCTCGAACCTGAGGTTAAAAATGAAATATCTACACTTGAACAATGTTTGGAAAAAATGAATATAACAAATAAGAAAGAAAATGACAAAAAAATCTATACAAAAATATTTGACCCCCACCTTTCAAAACTTAAAAGAATGGAATACGAACGTGAACAAAAAAAAATACTTTACGAAGAGCCAGTAAAACAACAAAAAGAGAATAAATTTACAAAATTCTTTAAAAAAAATTAAGTACTTGGTAAAGCTATATAATTTTTAAATATTATTTCTTTACTTGTAAGATATCCATGCATATACATAGTAAATATATCATCTTTACTTTGGTTTAAATTAACAGATTCTTTATTAAATCGTTCATCATTTAAAATGGTATACATTATTTGAGAATTACAATTTCCATCTGATTTATTATTCATGGATACCAAGCAATTTAAAAGGTCTACCAATTTATATTTACTATTATTTTCAGCGGACCAGTATGCAACATCAAATGCAATTGAATCTACTTCATCAATAAGTTGAGTTGGGCAGTTATTGCCTATTCCACCGTCATAATAATATTTTCCATTAATTTCATAAGGTGGTAGAACAAAAGGTAAACTACAACTTGCACGTATAGCATCAATAACTTTTACAGTAGGTGTTAAATTATAATTGAAGTATTCCAATTTTGAATCATTTATATTTAGAGCATTTACAGTAAATAAAATACCACTAAAAATCTTGAGTTCCTCAAAAGTTATATCCGGGTCTATTTTTGTACCAATAAGTTCTCTCAACATTTCTATAAATTTAATACCTTTAAATAAACTTTGATTTGTTAAGATATCATCTATTTCAATATCAAACAATTCCTTAAAATTTAAATTTATAAAATAATCTAAAAGATATTCCCATTTAATACCCAGTATATAACATAATCCAAACATACTACCTACTGAAACACCAATAACTTGATTCAGATTTTTAATATTGTATTCCTCAAGTGCTTGAAGCGTTCCTATATACGCCCATCCTCTAAGACCCCCTCCTGTAAATATAATATTTTTAATCATTTACTGATTTATTTTATTTTTTTTACAAATTTTAAATTTACACAAGGTTTTTTTGAATATAAAAACAAAAATGGAATCTAATGATTATTACGAAATCAATAAGTGTAAATACCTTACTCTTATTGGGCACGTTCAATCTGGTAAAACAAATGAAGAAATTAATTATTGTTATCAATCAATAAATTACCATAAACTACCTGTTATCTTTATTGTTCGAAATATAAAAGCGGACCAGATGCAATTGAGGTATCGTTTTAAAGACTCCGGTTTAAAAGTCCATTTACTAAGTCTTTTAGATAATCCCAGTGCAATCAAAGTACTTGAAAACACTGGTATTATAATACTTCTTTGTAATTCTATACAACTTGAAAAGATAAAGGAAGTCCTCATTGGTTATAAGGGTGAATACAATCTTTGTATAGATGAAGTTGATTTTTCGATAAAATCGAAAGGTTATGCTAGTATCATTGACAGGATATTTCTACAACTTAAACAAGGTGCTACTCATATACTTGGTGCAACAGCAACTCCATTTGCTCTTTTTTCCAATGAACCCATGTTAACAAAAATAAAAAAAATAACACCTCATCGAAAGTATCATGGAATAGATACCCTTAAAATAAATTACGTAGAGCCAAATATAATATCTACAAACGTTGTTTCAGATACACATGCTATTAATGAAATTTATGATTCATTACTCAAAAAGGACAGTGCCATGATATTACACAATGTTAATAAAAAAAAGAAATTTCAAAAAAATTTATCTCAATTTGTTAGTGCTTTGTTTCCGCAATTTACAGTAGTTGTTTACAATGGAGATGGGGTTAAAGTTATTTGTCCCAACAGGCCCGATAAACCCATGACAAAAAGAAAAACTGTCAATAATTATAACCAATTGATAAACAAATATCAATTTTACGACAATGTTCATTGTTTTGAGAACTATAGTATATCAGAAGTTTTACAACTTCTTGTTGATGACCCAATTCATAAACATTGTTTTATTTCCATAATTTCAGGACATTTAGCTTCAAGGGGTATAAGTTTTGTTTCGAGTGATTATAGTCTTCATCTTACTGACCAATATTTTCATACAAATCCCAAAACTCATGGAGAAAATCTTTTACAAAGTCTCAGAATATTGGGATGTTATTCAGATACCAACCCACTTACACTGTGGTGTAGTAAAAAAATTTGGAAATCGATAAAACAACAAAATAAAATAATAAATGATATTGTTTCTGGAATCGACAACGAACATGAATACCTTACAAAAATCAAGGAAATAATTATCAAAAAACCCATATGTCCATTTACTCGTCCTAAACTATCAAGGGGAACTATTTTTAATACACTAGGAAATAAAAAATGTACAATTGATTTTCAAATGGAAGAAGAAACAATTTAAAAAAAAGAATACTTTTTTTAAGAAATGGGTCAAGGAGTAAGTAAACAAAAAAAAATAATAATAGATTTACCTTTGGGTAAAAATTACATAATTTCTTATTGTCGCCAGTATAATATCCATGAACCTGTAGAAACCCGTGAACAAATTGATTTATCTAAAATAATTGAAGAAAATGATTGTAAAAACATACCTCAGTTAATTTATAGTGTTCTGTATTATAAAATTAAACATCTTGGATACAATACAGATAATTTTATAAGTGAGGATTTTGCAATACAATTACCTTTAAATGAAATTTTAGAAACAATTTTAAGTAGGGGTATAAAATCAGAGCTACATCATGAAAATTTAAACGACCTTGAAATATCCATAGAATGTTTTTACCCAAAGGTTAAAAATATAAAAAGATTATTATCCATGGGTAATATCTTAATTGGCGGTTTAATACTAGACCGAAAATTATTATTATTTTTGGAAATTAATGACAGTGTTATTTTATCCGATATTGTTTTAATTGTTGGATATAACACTCAATTTATTATGATAAAAACAACATGGATTTCTGAAATTTTAAACTTACCAATTGAGTTTATTGATAACTTCAAGGAACTCTGGAATATTAATGTTAAATCTCCAGAAGATAAATTCTTTGCTAAAATTAGTGAATGAATAATTTATTTAAATTGTTATTTTTAATAACAATATTATTTATAATAATAAGTTTTATGGTAAAAAACAATCTTAAAAGTGGGTTTAAAAATGTATACGATATAGCATATAATCTTGGTAAAGAATACATTGATTCGTTTCCTCTAAATACAGTTTCTAATCCAGCTATTATGTTTGACATAGATGATACCCTTCTTTATGTAAATGATTTTAATGGAATGATTATTGGTTTAGAACCTATAAAACCTATTATTAAACTTTTAAATTATGCTATTAAAAAGGGAATATATATTATAATAATTACAGCTCGAGATTCTATAACTCGGCATTCTACTGAGGAAGACCTTAATAATAACGGTATTCTATATAATGAATTATATTTACGAAAAAACCCTAACGATAACTACGAGCTTTTTAAAAATGATATAAAAAAGAAGTATACTTCAATGGGGTACACAATTATAATGTCAGTTGGTGATAATGATATAGATATTATAGGGGATTATTCGGGTTATGGTTTAAAACTACCTAACAAAAAAGATTCAAGGCTTTTTGAAAAGAAATTAGACGGCAATATTTACATTGTTTAAAAAAAGAAAATAAAATAAGAAATAAAATAAACATGTTAAGTGATATTTATTTCTTTTTTTACTTAATTTATCATTATCGCACATTTATTATAGTTTATAAACTTTTTTATAGATTGTGTGTAAAAATCCAATTATTAAAATCACAAGGTATTATAAATGAACGTTCAGGAAATACTAAATATATCAAAACAGAGGAAAGCTCGTACAAAGGATGTTATTAAAAAAATTGTTGAAAATATTCACAAAAAAATTAGATATTATGCAACTTTGAAAAAAGAATCATGTACTTATATAGTACCTCCTATAATTGATAGTATACCTGTTTATGAATTAGAACTTGTTTTAAATGATGTTTTTAAGATTCTTGATGGTGAGGGATATATAGTTGCAATTTATGGAAATGGGCAAATTGATATTTGTTGGAATGAAAAATTAGTTGAACAAAAAGTTAAAACCGATGCTTATGTACTTTCAGAAGAGGAACGTAAATACAAAAATATAACAAAAAAGAAAAAGAAGGTTGATGAACGTTTTGCCTTTTTGGCAAATCCCAAAAAAGTTGCAAAGGAACCTAAAACTATCGAAGAACAGGTAGATTCACATGTTAAAAAGATTCTCAAGGAAAAGGAACGTACACAAGATAAATTTAGAAGTATCGTTGGAAATTTTAACAAGATTTAAAGATACAACATTTCTTAATTAATAAAAAAAATGAAGATACTTTCATTTGATGTGGGTATTGTCAATTTAGGTTGTTGTATTTTGGAAAATAACAATGAAAACCACCCAAAAATACTTCACTGGGAAATTATTGAATTGTCAAAAAAAGGCAATTCCAAAAATATCCATTCCGGTATTCCAGAACTTTATACAACATTGATAACAGAACTTGATAAACGACCAATTTTTAAGGATGTTGATATAGTTCTTATTGAAAAACAACCTTCCTTTAACCCAAAAATGAGAATAGTAGCTGGTTGTTTACAAACGTATTTCTATATCCGAGGTGTAGTTGATAAAATAGACAATAAAATTAAATCAGTTGAATTTTTTAGTCCCAAAAACAAATTGAAGTGTTATAATGGTCCAGAATTGGATATTTCCTCACGTTCTGGAAAGATAGTTAAGGGGAAATACGCTCAAACAAAAAAGATGGGAATCGAGATAGCTCGTGTAAAAATGAACGAATATGGTGAAACGGGTTTTATAGATTTTTTTGAAACTAACAAGAAGAAAGATGACCTTTCTGATTGTTATCTTCAAGCGTTAACGTATATTTCTTTTAAAAACCCACAAACAAAAAGTAAAGCGATTCCCCCCAAACCAACAAAGAAAATATTAAAAAACAAAATGAGGGAGTTCCTGGATTCTCAAATTAAAAATTGTTCAGTTATGGAGATTATGAACAGAGAATACCACGATATCCATGAATTAACCTACCCGGTAGATTTACCAGAACCAGTTGAAGAATATCTTAGCAAAATGAATATGAAAAAATATATTACATTAAAGTACATCTAATGGGTTTATTAGTAAGTTTTGTTATAACAATGTGTGCAATACCTTAGTTTAAATCAATTAGAACGTAATACATATGATATAATACAAAAAGCTAATAAATTTGAATTATATATAGATGCCATAAAAAAAATACCTTAATTTTTAAGAAATAAAAGTGATTCCTTAGAATTTTGGATAGTTTTAAAAAACACACCTCTTAAACTGATAGGTGTTATAAGGTCTTTGTTATCAATACAATTTATAAGAGTATCAATACTAACCCATCTTATTGCAATTTTTTCAATAATTTTATCTGTATTTCGATGTTCTTGTGAATAAATGTATTTTAAAAAATTTGATGTTTTTGTAAATGTTTCTGAATAATTTGAATAGTCTACATAAACAAGGTACATATAATAAGGACTTCCATTAAGTGTTTTTGAAATAATTTTTGTTGCACCATTATTTATTTTATCAAGTGATTCTTGCATGCTCATTATAGAACCAAGTGTTTCTTCATAGAATTCTCTACATGCAGTTAATTTCTCATCACTGTGGTCTCTAAATTCACATCTCCCCCCAAAATCGGACCAATCATTATCATTATCTTTGCCTAACAAAAAAAGGCATTTTCCATTATTATCAAAAGAATATGGTAATATTCCAGCAGAATACCTGGTAGTTCCTTTATTTTTTTTATAATTCCATGTTGTATAATTTGTATTCCAATTCGAATTCGAATTCGAATTCATCTTTTTTATTAATTAATTTATATTTTAAAGTAATTTAACAAATTGCGTTAAATAATTTCTAAATTAATCAAAGGGTTAATTAAATAAATGTCTGATTTCATAAAGGTACATAGAAATGATTCACGTAAAAAAACAGTTGGTGTTAAAAATGTAGAACCTATAAGTAATATTAAAATAATTCGTGATGAAGAAAGTTATTCCGACACATCGTCTTCTGAAGATTTAAGTTCAGTATCAGATTCAAGTTATTCAGAACCCTCTCCAAAGAAAAAAACAAAAAAAGTTTTAAGAAAAAAAGAAAAGTATTATCCTGAACAACAACATAATTTTTCAGCTTTTTCCAATCCCAAAAAGGTAAATTATGAACAACAAATGGATGATGGAAATTCTGAATATTCCTCAGTTGAATCTTCTCAAAATGACGATACTTCATCTGTCGATGAGGGAGATACTGAAAAAAATTCATTTGAGGAACGTCAGAAAATGAAACAGGACCTTTTAATTAAAATTCAATCGTTGGAAAAGAAGGGTTTTGAGTTTTCCAAAAAATTTACCATGAATTCGAGTTATGAGGAAATGGAATTTGAATATTCCAAAGTTAAAAAATTCATCGAAACACAGGGTGCAATCAAATTTTCACGTCGTTGTCTGATGGCTTGTGTTACTGGTTTGGAATTTCTTAACAAAAAATTCGACCCCTTTAGTGTAAAATTAGATGGTTGGTCTGAAAATGTTATGGAATCAATAGATGATTATGACAATATATTTGAAAAACTCCATGAAAAATATTCTCGAAAGGCTGAAGTTGCTCCCGAAATTGAATTAATTCTAACTCTGGGTGGAAGTGCATTTATGTTTCACCTAACAAACAGTCTTCTGAAAAGCCCTATGATGACTGGAGGTATGGGTGGAATGCTTGCTCAAAATAATCCAAATTTTCTAGCAAATATGATGGGTGCAATGAGTCAGGGTATGAAGGAGGCAACAAAACCTCCAAATTTTAAGGGACAGGTTCCAATGCAAAGTAATTTCCCCAAACCCATGGATACACGAAATCCAATTCGCCAGGAGATGAGGGGACCCAGTTTAGACCCCAATTTATTTAATGGAACACCTCTTGCAAATAATTACCCAACACCACCTGGGCCTGCAAATTTTTCAATGAAAGCTCAACAACAAGCATACCATGACCCCAATCCAATTGATGAAGATGACCGTTTTTCGGTAGCTTCAAGTGATTCTAGTTTATCAAGTGTATCAGTTGGAAGTAAAACTATACTTACCCGTGCTAAGGGTAAGAAGGGCGGATTAGAATTAAATATAATATAATATAATTTAATTTAATTAAAAAAAAATAAATGGTTAATTTAGTGGTATGAATAAATTAAATTTTACACCAATAAATCAAGCATTTATTTTGGGGTCTCAGCAAATAAAAGATACCCAAGAAGAAATCGCAAAATTAAAAGCATTGGTTCTGGATTCCGAAATAAAAAAACCAACGGGAATGACGGAACAGAAAGATGATTCTTATAAAAGAATAGGTAATGCTGATAAAACCACTGCTATATTTTCCAAGCCAGAATCTCAATACGATTATAATGATTTTGACTTTAATTTATTACGTATTATAAAGCATCCTAAATTTGACGATGTTGTAAAAAATTATGTTCTTATAAATCACCCAGACTGGTTATTAAAAGAAACACGGTATACCTCAAATAATAGTCCAGGTCCAATACCGGCTAGTAGTGGACAAACTTATTATGGAAATTATCCAAAATCCGGAAATAATGGTGTTAGTACATTTGGTAATAAATATTCGACAACTTTTTGTTCAGAAATAAAAAATTACATTATTTTCTTTTTGGTGTCGTTAATTATTTATTTACTACTTTCTAAGTATTTTGATTAACATTCCTTTCTTGTCAACCTGAGTGGTTTATTTTCATTTTTAAATTTAACATTTGTTATTTCAGTTACTTCTGGAAAAATATAATTAAAATTATATAAATTTATTCTATAACTATCTACAAAGTTGTTATTTCTAAATTCATCAATTGAAAGATACCCTCCAAACATTTTTAAAGTTTGTCTTGGTGGAGCTGGTTTTATATTAATTGCTTGCACAATACCATAAAGTTGATGTACTAAAAATGTTATTAATCCATTTCTTTCATATTTTTATGGTCATTTCTTTCTAAATTATAACTTCGAACACAGTTCCATGAACAAAAAATACCTACATATGTAAACCGTTTTCTATGTGAATCATATTTTGTAGGAAGTGTACATGGAGAATTTTCAAATGTATGACAACACCACCAACAACACACATCGCATTTTTCAGGCCATTCTGTTTCAGATACTACGTTTTTAAGACATGATACAACTCTCATTCTTTTTAACGAATCGTTTCGGTCATTTGTTTGGGAGACACTCGATGGAACATATTTTTTATTCTCCTTGTAATACTTTTCAAAGTTTTCTTGATTTAAATTAAGAATATTTTCAATAGGTATTTCCTTTTCCTCATCGGATTCCCATTCATTTTCATTAATTACTACTTGAGATTGTTTTGTTTTTTCAAATATAGTGTTTCTATAATTACATTGTTCTTCTGTATTTTTTTTAGAAACTGTTATATTTAAATTCCCAAATGCTACCTTTTTTACAAATTTATCATTTTCTGTAATTTCAGTTTCCTTAAATTCGTCATCTGAATAAATTATATTATGGTCAAAATTATCTTCCTCATTTCTATTTAATATTTTGTCAGAATTTTCTATCTCATATTTTTTCTTACGTCCCCTCTTTTTCTTTTCGGGTTGTGGTTGCTCCTCCACAACGTTTTCATTGTAATAATTTTTGGGTTTTCGACCTCTTTTTTTCTTAACAGAAGTTTCCATCATCATCCTTAAACAAATAAATTTATATTCTTTAAATAAAATTTAAAGAATTAATGCTTTTAAAATAAATGCATAAATTTTTAGGTGGTTTTTTAGCTGGTATTTTATTAAAAAACAAGATATGTTGGTTGTTAAAAACGGGTATTGCAAATGGTTCTCGAATGTACCATAGTATACATAAAAAGAAAAATGTAAAAATTGATAAAGTTGTTCAAAAAATTTCATTTGTATGTGCACTTAAAAACCATGAATTATTTAAAGAACGTTTTCCAGTTGGTAAAGTTCAACCGCACTGGGAATATTTTTCAAATAAAAATGTCATTAAGATTGTTTTAGATGACGACGTTATTAATTATTTTAATTTTTCACTCGAAGATTTAAATTTAAGTCTTGAGGACGTTGTCATGATGAGTACACTTGATTATAAATTCTTCAAAGAACTTGGCGATACATACCTTTACATAGACTACGTATTAAATGAAAATAAATACACAAATGTATACAATGAATTGAGTACAATAACTAAAATAAATGTTCTAAATGAAAGTTCATTAAAAAATAATTTTAATGATGTAATTTGTGCTTCACTTTGTTATGATAATAAAACAGAATATATCAGTTCTTATTTTAAATCTTTTTTTAATAACAACGATTTTGTAAAAATAACTCCGAATGTTATAATGTATAACTATAATAAAATAAATACTTTAAATTTTTCTTTGCAACTTATAAATAATAAATCAATTGTAGAAAAAAAACCAAATGAAGAATTAAATTAACAAAAGTTTCTAAAATTTAATTTAAACAAATAAAATTCATAAAAATACGATATTATGAGTGAATATAATTTATACATTAAAACTGTCCAATCACAAAGTATTAAAATACTCATTGAAAGTCTCAAGGAGGTTTTAACAGATATCAATCTTTATTTTGATAACAATGGGTTAAAAATAATGACAATGGATAATGCACGAGTTGCTTTGGTGTACGTTCGTTTATTTAAAGATAATTTTGAAGAATATTCTTGTAATTCTAAGCTTATGTGTGGAATTAACATGATATATTTTTTCAAACTCTTAAAAACAGTTTGCAATAATGATGTATTGACCTTATTTATAAAGTCTGGAAATAGCAATGAATTGGGTATTCGTATAGAAAATAAGGAAAAGAATACAATAACTGAGAGTTATCTAAAAATGCTGGACATTTCAGAGGAAAAACTTGATATACCCGATATTATTTATGATTCTGTTATATCCATGCCATCAGTAGACCTTCAGAAATATTGCAGAGACCTTAGTGTTATCAGTAATCAAGTTAATATATCAAGTAATTCTTCAAAATTTATTTTAGAATCGGTGGGAGATTTTGCAACCCAGAAGATTATTATAGGTGAAGCTCAGAATGGTCTTATATTTTCCAAAAAGAATCAGAATGTAAATGAAACATTTGACCTTAAATATCTCAATTCATTTACCAAAAGTACAAATTTATGTAGTACTGTTGAAATATTCCTCAAAAAGGAATATCCACTGGTTATTGAATACAATGTCGCAAATCTTGGTAAATTACAATTTTGTTTAGCTCCCAAAGTAAAAGAAGAAAATTAACTTTAATTTTTTAAAAAAAATGTTTGTTAATTATACAATAATGCCATCTGGTTTAACTACAGCGTGGGGTGATTCCCCCCAGGTAATAGCTGGTATGAATAACAGACTTTTTTCGGGTAATATACCTTTGACATATAACAGTTCACTTATTTCTGTTCCACCAACATTTAAAGGTGGTAGTATGGTTAGTCCATTGAGTTTGGCTAACCAGGGGTATTATACGGTTACCTCGTTCGGTAAAAAAAAACCTCGTCATAAAAAAACCAAGGTAAAAGATACCGATAATTCATTTGGTAAATCTAAAAAGTGTCCTGAAAAGAAACGAAGAAAAACGCGTCCAGTTAATAGAGAAACGTGTTCTCGATTTTTAGAAAATGGGGGAACTATTAATCCATCAACTGGGAGACTTCTTAAAAAGGAAGGACCCGTATATAAAAGTATAATGAGAAGATGTGAAAAATATAACCTTGTTGGACCTGTACAACAACCCGTTTACCAACAACCCGTTTACCGACAACCCGTTCAACGTTTAACAAGAAGTGCTTCTGCACAAACATATTTTGAACCTGTTAGTAATGCCCCAAGCCTTTCTGAACTTAGAGTACCTACTCCCAAAATAATAAAACGGGGTAATGTAGAACTTAATGTATCGGTTGACCCACATTATATCAAGATTGGAGATAATATTTTTACAAAGGGTGTTGATAATGCAAAATACGATACCGATGGGAATCTGGGGAAAATCGTTGGTATAGGTCCCAAGGTAGTATTGATAAGCCCAGTTAATGGAAGTAAATTAAAGAGACCTACAATTAATGATTTTGTTAGATTTAACACGGTTTAAAGAATTATAGTTTTTAAGTTTTAAAAAATGGATATCTTACCGGAAGTGCAGCGTCTTTTAGAAATACCACAGTATCCCCAACGGAGTGATGAATGGTACCAACAGCGTAATAATGCAATAACAGCAAGTGATATTCCAACAGTTTTAGGTGAAAACAATTACAAGACTCCATGGAGTTTACTTTTAGATAAATGTAATGCAAATCCCAAACCATTTGTAGGAAATGAAGCAACACGTTGGGGTACGTATTATGAAGATATAGCAATTGAAAAATACAGTAAGCTTCGTGATAAGGAAGTACTTTCATTTGGGCTTCTTATTCATCCTGAATACCCTTGGTTGGGTGGAAGTCCAGATGGAATTACTAAAGATGGTATACTTTTAGAAGTAAAGTGCCCACTTCGTCGTAAGATTGTAATGGGTGAAATACCACATCATTATCTTTCACAAGTTCTTTTAAATTTAGAAATTTGTAATTTAGAAGTAGCACATTTTATAGAATATATCCCAGGAGATACAGATGAGAATTATACAATCAATATTGTAGAAGTTAAGAGGGACCGCGAATGGTTTGCTAAGGAATTACCTAAGATGAAAGAATTTTGGGATAATATTAAATTATACCGTGAAATAGGAATTGAATCTCACCCTAAGTATAGTTCTTATAAACGAAGGAGTGAAACATTAAGTGAAACTAAAAAGAAAAAATGCCTGGTTATAAATGAACCAGTTAAAAAAAATGTACCGTATTTTATAAACGAAAGTTAACTTAAAAAATAAAATCAAAACTAAAAGAAAAGCAGTTATGGGTATCAAAGGTTTAAAGGCATTACTTAAAAAAAATGCTCCTTCAGGCATTGAACAAATAACGGTTAATTCTTTAAAAAATAAAAGTTTAAGTGTTGATTCAAGTATACTTCTTTATAAATATCGTTATACATATAACACATCAAATAATTTTCATATTTTAGGATTTCTTAATAAAGTAATAGAATTCTTAGAATATGGTATTATTCCAATATTTGTTTTTGATGGTAAGCCACCTGAAGCAAAAAAGCTTGTTTTAGAAAAAAGAAATGAAACTAGAAATAAAATGAAGGAGCGCGTAAATGATTTACTCCAAGAAATAAAGGATACAACGGGTGAAAGTTCTTTAAATTTTGATGATTTTATAGATACCGATTCTGATTCTGAAAATGACAATAAAATAAAGGAACTTAAGAAGGCTGCAAAGCAAATTCAAAAAAATATACTTTACGTCAAGAAAAACCACAGTCTGGAAGTTATGGAAATGTTAAATTTTATAGGAGTCTCTTTTTTGCACGCAACGGGTGAATCTGAACAAACGTGTGCTTTTTTACAAAAGAATGGTTATACAGATTACGTTTTTTCAGAAGATACTGATTCACTAACATTTGGTGGAAGTGTTTTATTTAATACTAAGGGTGTATATACTATTTACGATATTCAAAAAATACTATCGGCTCTTAATTTAACACAAGACCAATTTATTGATACATGTATCATTTCAGGATGTGATTATACTAATGGTATTCCAAAAATAGGACCAGTTAGTGCGTTAAAAATTATTAAAACTCATGGGAGTATAGAAAATTTTTTAGCGAGTCCAAGTTCATCAAAGTATACCGTACCCGATTCATTCGATTATCAAACAGCGCGTGAAATTTTTAAAGAATCCACGGAAATTACAATTCAAAAGGGTACGTTTAATGAACCCGAATTAATTAAAATTTTAGAAAAACACGATATTCAAGAAATTAATTTTTTTATTAACAAATTAAAAAAATTAATTAATTAATTTAATTTTTACCAAAAATAATTTCTACGGTAATATTATTAATAAATGCTTGCCTCACTCTCATTCGGTAAACGCCGTCGCAAGACTTCTTCTAAGAAATCACATAACAAGAAACCCCCAGCCAAGCTTCTTAAGCTTTGCAAGAAATACCGTGTTAAAGCTACCAAGAAGGTTGGTAGTCGCCGGGTGTACAAAAAAGTCAGTGTCCTCAAGCGCCAGTGCCTCAAGAAGGCCAAGGCCCTCAAGAAGAAACTCATGAAAATGCATAAAAAATCTAAAAAGACCACCCACCGTCGCCGAAGCCGTCGCCGCTCAAGCGAGATGGGTGAGGACGCATTCGGTGAGGGCATGATGTTTGGCCGTCGCCGCGGACGTAAATCACACGCATTTGGTGAAGACGCATTCGAAGAAGACGCATTCGGTGAGGATATGATGTTCGGTCGCCGCCGTGGACGTAAATCACATCACGCGTTTGGTGGTGATGACGATGACATCCCCCTAGACCTTCCCCTTGATGAGTCTTCAGCCATGTTCGGTTTCGGACGCTACCCCCAGTTTGGTTCTGTTGGTATGATGAACAACAAGCTTAAACCAAAACAACGATCTGGTGGATTTGGACGCTCCCGATTTGGTGCTTGTGTCAAGGGTGTTGATACCAAGACCGGTAAAGCAGGGTGTAAATTTGGATATTCCCGGTTTGGAAACCCGCTAAAAGATGCCACTGCGGGTACTCTCGCAACTATATCTAATGCAACAGGAAACGCGGCTGCTAAAGTAGCTGGGGCAGGTTTCGGCAAGCGTCGTCGCTCACCCAAGGTTAGCAAGGCTGCTGCCATGAAAGCATTCCGTGCTTTCTACAAGCGCCACTGCTCAGGTAATCGCCGCATGCGTTTTGGAAGCAGCAACCCTCCCCTCGTAAACTCTATGGGCTATGAGTTCTGCTCCGACGGTGTTGGTGGTGTCCTCGGCTCCAACTCCACTGGTCTTTTCCCCTCCCCCTGTGTAAGCGCAAGCTCATCGGGTGCTGACCGCGCTAAAGCGGCCAGTGCAGCTAAAGGTGCCTTTGGCCGCCGTCGCAAGACTAAGACTTCCGGGACAAAGGGTCGTAAGTCTTCCGGGACAAAGGGCAAGGCTAAATCTAAGTCCAAGTCCAAGTCTAAATGCTACTACGGCCGTGTTTAAATTTTAAGTTTAGATAAATCGAGTTCTGGTTCTGGGGTATAAAAATCGGTAATACGGATAGCTTCCTCAATATTTTTAATTGTATTGTTAACGGTAATCTCGCCGTTAGGGACTGATTTATCGGTCCTAATTCTATAAGGTTCAAATAATTCACAATTGAGATATTTGAATTCTATAATAACGTCGGTAATAATTTTATTTTTATTAAGATAATCCATGATGATTTTAAAGTTTGGTGAATCTTTAGTAAAAGTTTTAAATAAAATAAGTGAACCTGCTTTGATATAATGAAGTGTAATTTTTTTACTCGCTTGTTTTACCAAGAGGTCCATGGTATGGATTTCCTTCCATTTTAAAAGGTCGTTGTCTCTACCAAATTTAATCGGTCCATTAACGGGTGTAAAAATCAACCCATCAATTTTATTTTCAGTAGTCAATTGTATATGTTTCCAAGTTTGTTCAATCTTTGGACCAAACTGATAAAATAATTTTGTTTTTATATTAAGACAATCTGTTTCTTTGTTAAGATATCGTTTTACGATAAGGTCGATAATACATGCATATCTTAACCGATGGCTTTCATTTAAAAAACTTCGTCCATTATAACAAAATGTATCATGAATAAGATAATTCCAAGAACCATTTTTTGTTTTTATAATTTCACCATCCATGATGGTACCCTCAAAAACTTCCTTTTTAAAGGTAAGGTCGAGGAAATAATATTCATTATTCCTATTAATCATAAAACACATTGGTTTACAATTAATATTTATAAATAGGAGTATACCCCGTTCACCATCGGATTTTTCACAAATCATATATTCTTCTTTTTTTAATTTTTCAAAATCTTTTATCTCGACGGTAACGGGTTGGGGTCCTGGAAAGTGCTCTTTTTTTAATTTTGTTTTAAGTAAATTTTCACATTCGGCAATAATTTTACCTTTGAGTTCATCTGAATCGATTTTGAATGCCTTGGAGTTGCAAAAATCTACGGACATTTTAACCAATTATTTAAAATAAAAATGTCTATTCTTTTAAGTAAATTTGTATTTTGTAAAATTTCCAAACAAAAAAATTATGGACCATTTATGGACGATATTTATGGACGATATTTAGGGTCATAATCTGCAACATCAATCTCAAATGTTAACATATTTTCCCTATTTAAAAAATTATAAGGAGTGTTATCATATTTTGTAAAAGATATCTTAAAGGTATCCAATAAAATAGGAGGGTCGAAGGTAAGAATCTTTTTATCAAAATCTGTACCCTTGAGTGCCTTAAGTCTACCGGGTTTACGTTCATACATTATTTGAACACCTTGTACAGCACTTGTATTACTACTGTATGTATAAATATTATCTGGTTCATTTGCATCGTAAAGGATAACGGCAAATTTACCATCTGTAGCAAGGTCCGTACTTTCAACTCTATCACCTGACCTATTTCCAAATTCCAAATTCATGATAATATATTGAGGGTCATCCATCATATTAAAATCAAATTCAGATGATATCGCATCGATAGAAATTTGAAAAGGCGTGTCCGATTGAATATTTGTCGATGTACATGTACCAAGATTGTCTGTTCCATAAATAAATATATCTTTAGCTGAAGTATAAACTTTATTTAAAAATCCCAAAACACGAAATGGACTATCGGAAGAATAATTTTCACATATAAAATCAATACTAAAATCTGAAGTGTTGTTAGTAATAACAATTCTATTAAGAATACTTGCGTTTCTTCCAGTACCAAATGAAGGTGTTAACGGGTCTGATGGTGAAGGTTCAGTTGCCAAGAAAACATCAAATCCACCAGCAGCCAATGTATGGGTATTAAGAACTCTTTTTAATTCAGCTAATAACCCATATAACATTTGTGAACCATTTGCTTGATAAAAAGGTATACCGGTTTGATTTGAACCAACAAGATATTGCCCGGGCGTTAAATAAAGAGCTTCTTGAGTTGAATTTACAGTTAAGAGTATAAGATTATTATCTGAATTAATATTATATTCCGTTTTAGGCAACATCGCAGCAATTAATTCAATTCTATCAACATTACGATATGGAGATACAAGCTCAATAAGATAATAATTTGGATTTGGGTAAATTGAATAATTTCTTTGTCTAGAATCGATGATGAGTGTGTGTTTACTCGTTTGTTTTGTTTTTGTTGGATGTTCTTTTTCTACCTTGGAAAGGTCCATATTTTCCAAAGGAATTTTATAATAATCTTGTTGTAAATCATCTGTACTTACACCAAGTTGATTTAATCTATGTATAGCGGCTTCTATATCGTATTGGCTCATTTTTATTTAATGTAATGTTTTATTTTTAAATTAACTTCAATTCATTTTCAAGTTGCCACAGAATATTTTTGCAATTTGCCAAACAAATTTGTTTGTTGGTAAAAAGATTTGATGTTTCTGATTTAGAAAGGTCGAGTGATGTGGTGCTTGAATTACGTGTTATATTAAAATTTACTATTTTTTTATTATTTTTTTTCACAGATGGTCCAAATAAAGCTGCGTTAAGTATTTTACTGATAGGAATTTCTTTAGAAGAAAATGAA